ATGTTTAAACCGGAACTCCTTTCCCCGGCGGGAACGCTGAAAAACATGCGTTACGCTTTCGCCTATGGCGCAGATGCTGTATATGCGGGCCAGCCGCGTTACTCACTGCGCGTACGCAACAACGAATTCAATCACGAAAACCTGCAGCTAGGCATTAATGAAGCCCATGAACTGGGTAAAAAATTCTATGTGGTGGTTAATATTGCCCCGCATAACGCCAAGCTGAAGACCTTCATTCGTGACCTGAAACCGGTGGTGGAAATGGGACCGGATGCACTGATCATGTCCGACCCCGGTCTGATTATGCTGGTGCGCGAAAACTTCCCTGACATGGACATTCACCTTTCAGTACAGGCTAACGCCGTAAACTGGGCAACGGTGAAATTCTGGAAGCAGATGGGATTGACCCGTGTGATCCTGTCCCGCGAACTGTCGTTGGAAGAAATTGAAGAGATCCGCACCCAGGTGCCGGATATGGAAATTGAGATCTTTGTTCACGGCGCGCTGTGCATGGCTTACTCCGGCCGCTGCCTGCTCTCTGGCTACATCAACAAGCGTGACCCAAATCAGGGTACCTGTACCAATGCCTGCCGCTGGGAATACAACGTGCAGGAAGGCAAAGAAGACGTGGTGGGCAATATCGTGCATAAGTACGAGCCTATCCCGGTACAAAATGTTGAGCCGACGCTGGGTATTGGCGCGCCGACTGACAAAGTCTTTATGATCGAAGAAGCCCAGCGTCCGGGTGAGTACATGACCGCGTTTGAAGACGAACACGGCACTTACATCATGAACTCGAAGGATTTGCGTGCCATTGCCCACGTTGAGCGCCTGACTCAGATGGGCGTGCATTCGCTGAAAATTGAAGGCCGTACTAAATCATACTATTACTGTGCACGTACCGCGCAGGTTTATCGCAAGGCCATTGATGATGCCGCTGCCGGGAAACCATTCGATCCGCAACTGCTGGAAACGCTGGAAGGTCTGGCGCATCGTGGTTACACCGAGGGGTTCCTGCGCCGCCATACACATGACGACTATCAGAACTACGAATACGGCTTCTCTGTTTCCGAGCGTCAGCAGTTTGTCGGCGAATTCACTGGCGAACGTAAAGGTGAACTGGCGGCTGTGCTGGTGAAAAATAAATTCACCGTCGGCGACAGCCTGGAGCTGATGACCCCACAGGGCAATATCAACTTTACCCTCGAACAGATGGAAAACGCGAAAGGCGAAGCGATGCCGGTTGCGCCGGGCGATGGTTACACCGTGTGGATGCCTGTACCGGAGGATATCGATCTGAATTATGCATTGTTGATGCGTAATTTTGCCGGTGAGTCCACGCGCAACCCACATGCTAAGTAGTTAATTACGGTTATTTTTCAGCGTTCGGAAGATTCTTAGAAATCGATCACATACCGCTTCGTTCATTAAGGGTATTATCCCATCCGCTGAAAAACATAACCCATAAATGCTAGCTGTACCAGGAACCACCTCCTTAGCCTGCGTAATCTCCCTTACGCAGGCTTATTTTTTGCACGTAATATACTGAAATAAATGGATTTATTTCTTCCAATGTCCACACATTGACCACATCGATAAAAAACCCCGCATTTGCGGGGTTTCCTTTTGGCTCACAGCCAGGGCATTTGATGCTGACCGGTTATCGTCGGGTGCGGTGGAGCTGGTACGACTTCCCCCGGTGAAACAATGAAACGCTCAACGGTTTCTGTCGTGACAAAAGTACAACTGCAGTTGATGTTTGTGCACTGATGATACCGCTCTTTTGTGGTATCAGAAAAATAGCGACTCGTGCGGGCATGGGCGGCGTAATGGCATTTCGGGCAGTGAAACATGATGAGCACCTCTGAGCGTTTTCAATACAGCAATTTTACTCACTTTAACCTTATAAAACAAATACATATAGTAAATTACTGCGCTATTTCTTCGCTCTCATACTCCACATCAGAAACCTTAACCTCAAGCTCTAAGCCCGTCGTGAAGCCGCTCCCGTTAAGGCTGTGCACCACACGGCTGATAATCCATGCCTGCTCGTCTATCACGCGCTTAAAGCCTTTCACGGCCACCGGCGTTTCAGGAAATAAATCAGCCCGGCCAGTGGCAAGCGTAATGGAAAACTCCGCCACGCCCCGCTGTATCTTGTCCCACTTTGCCTGAGCCGCGCGCATAGCCTGCGCCTTTGTGGCATAAATGGTCGTGAGCTCAAGAACATTGTCAGATTCTCCGGCCATATACTCACCTTCCCGGGCTTCCTGCGCCTTTTTCTCTCTGACCTTTGTCGATGTTTTAGCGGCTTTCGGGTGCTGCAGCGCGCGCAGATGCTGTTCTTTGGGTTTACGTTTGAGCTTCACCTTTTGCCTTTGTGGCTTCGGGTCTCTGGTATGTAGCCATTTCGCCGTCACGCCGGTGTACGCCTCCCGGTCTGCAATGGCGAACTGATGGCGGTCGCCGTCGCCACGCTCAACGGTCATTTGGGGGATCGGCTTACCACTGGCCGTCATCGCACTACCGGCTTTCAGGAATAATAATTTCCCGGCTTTCACCGACACGGATGCACCGTTACGCTCAGCAAGTCGGGACAAAAACGCCGCGTCGGATTCCTGCGTCTGGTCGATATGGGGAATGGCGATGGCTTTCAGGGAGTCAGCAACACTGGCCGTCAGCTTATTACGCTGCACGATGGTCTCCACAATCACCCCGAGCGTGGTGTCGTGCCATGACTGCTCGCGCCGCGAGTTTAGCGAGCCGCGAAAATCTGCACTACGTCCCCGGATGGTCAGCGTATCAGGCGCGCCCCGGTGCTCGATTTCATCAACCGTGAAACTCCCCTTGTTGACCAGTGCGGAGCCCTGCCAGCCCAGCCACAGCGTCAGCGATGCCCCGCGCGGTGGCAGCTCGACCAGCCCGTCGGTATCATCGAGCGCAATATCGAGCTGGTCAGCCTCAAATCCGCGATTGTCGGTCATGGTCAGGCCGATGAGCCGGTCGCTGAAATTCTGCGTGATATCCGCCCCGTCCAGCGTGAGCATATACGCAGGAGCAACACGCGCCCCGGCCTGAATATTCATTCCCGTTATCATCCTGCCAGCCCTCCCGCCCATTCACCGGCAGACGTGACCAGATTATCCGCCTGCGTTTTCAGGTCGCCATACATGGCCGCGAGCGACTCGTCGACGCGTTTCAGGGACAAAGTGAACTCGATTTTTCTCGCTGCGCCGTCGCTGAAAAGCTCGGTGTGGTTATGAGTCACTTTATCGATAACGTACATCCCGTGGATCATGCCGGTTCCGTCAATCAGCGGCCACGCACGCCCCTCGTCGGCCATCAGTTCGATGGCCTGCAACGACAGACGGCCGCCGGTGATTTCAGGGTAAAGCGTCCCCGACAGGGTGCGCGAGGTCTCCCCCTCCCCGAGAAACTGATAAGCCGGTCGTTTGCCGATACGGTCATTGGACACCCACCGGTAGTCCTTCGAATACTGCATCGACTGATGCGGCAGGGTGCGACGTTCAAACACAAAAAATCCCAGCACCATTAACATTTTGCCCCCTCTCTCAGTCGAGTCTCATGTTGGATCGCTGACGCGCGCGCTTTTCACGGTCAAGTTTGTCGACGGCGTCGCGGAGCTGACGGTCAAGGTCGCCACCCGGCGCAACGCCACCCTGCAGAGTGATGTTGTATTCGCTTTTGCTCTGGTCGATATAAGAGCGACCTGCAGGCGCAGTGACCGGCTGATACGCCTGATACCCGCCATAACTCGCTGTCGCGGGGATATACCCGCCACCCGATGAAACCTTATCCGCTTTGGCTGCAGTCTGGTCGAGGTCGGTCGATTCTTTTTTGATAACGCCGAGTTTCTCCAGCAGCCAGTCAACCTTGCCGCTCAGGCTGTTAAACAGGTTGAGCGGCGTCAACAGCGCATCAGCCAGCGCCTGACCAAACGCCACGCCGACATTTTTGCAACTGTCGAGCGTGTCCTGCGTGGCTTTCACCGGTGCAAGCAGGTCTTTAAACCACTGGCAGACAACGCCCAGCTTTTCCGCAATGGCATCAAACACCGGTGCAAGCGGGGAAAACATCGCCCCCACCGGGGCAAAGGCGGCTTTCAGTCCCTCCACCACCCCCGAGAAAAATGCGCCAATCGGCTCCCAGTATTTACGGATAAGCAGCGCCCCGGCCACCACCGCCCCGGCAACCGCCAGCACCGGCAGGCTGATTGCACCAATGGCCGTGACAATCGCGCCGCCGACCGTACTGAAAACCACCCCGAGCACGCCAGCCGCCGCAATGATGGCATTAATCCCCATCACCACCGGCCATGCGATAAGGCCAATCCCGCCCATCACACCAATAAGCGCCAGCGCACCCCCGACCACCACGCCGAGGGTGGTCGCCAGCCCCTTATTTTTCTGGATCCAGCCGTCGAGTCTGAGCACATACTGCGTGGCCGTCTGCGTCAGCTTACGCAGTGAGCCCTCCTGCTGGTCAAACAGGTCAGTCCCGACCGCCTCATAGGCTGACTGAAATTCTTTGAAGTCGCCGCCGAGGTTATCCTGCATAACCTTAACCAGTTCCTCAGTCTTGCCGTCCGAGGCTTTAAACGCGGCGGTGAGCTTATCGAGCTTGCCGGTTGAGGCCGCCGTCATCAGCACAGCGGCCGCCGAGCTGGCTTCCTCCCCGAAAATGGTTTTCATGTATTCCGCGCGCTGACCCGTCCCGAGATTATTTTTCTCAAAACTGCGCTGCATTTCTTTCAGGATGGAAAATATCGGGCGGGTGTTACCCTTGCTGTCGGAGGTTTTCACCCCGAGCTCTTTGATGGCGTCATAGGCTTTGCCGGTCGGTGCCTGCAGGCGACTCATGACAGCACGGCTTCCCGTTCCCGCCATCGAGCCGGTGATTTTGGAGTCATGCAGCGCCCCCACCATCGCGGCGGTTTCCTCGATACTTACCCCGGCATTTTTCGCCACCGGCGCGGCATAGGTCAGCGCATCGCTCATCCCGTCAAAATCGGCGGCGGTTTTGTTCATCGTCATCGAGAGAACATCACCAATATGCGCGACCTTGTCGTTTGAAAGCTGAAACGCTGATTTCATCCCGGTCAGCAGCGCGGCGTTCTCTTCCATCGTGCGCCTGTTGGACAGCGCCATATTCAGCGTGACCGGCGTCGCCGCCTGAATGGCCGCCGCATCCCCGCCGCTTTTGGCGATAATAATCTGCGCCCCCGCCGCATCATCGGCAGAGGCCGCCGTATTGTCCCCGAGCTGGCGCGCCTGTTTGCGCAGCGCCTGCATTTCAGGTGACTGTTTGTCGACACCGAGTACCGCCTGCAGCTCTGAGTTCTTCTGCGCAAACGCATAGCCCGGCGTCAGCAGCTTAACCCCGGCCATCGTTCCCGCCGTCGCAATACCGACACCGGCAGCGCCCGCCGCCGCCGCGTTACCGGCCAGAGATTTACCGGCCTGATACCGTTCTTTCACCCGGCTTAACTTCGCCTGCTGTGCGCTGACTTTCGCCAGTGCCTCGCGCTGACGGTTAAGCTGCGCGGTGGTTTCAGCGATGCGGGATTTAAGCCCCCGCTCATCATTTGCCAGATTACGGGTATTAATTCCCACCGCACCGAGCTCGCGCTGCTGGCGCTTTATGGACTCCGTGAGGCTGTTGTATTTCGTCTGCAGCCCTTCGGCGGCACGCTTCGCGGATTCAAGCACCTGCGCCTGCGCACGCGTCGGGCGCTCCGTATTTTTAAACTGCGTGGCGAGTGCTTCGGCTTCCTGTTTCGCTTTATCAAGTGCGTGGCCGGTCACGGCAAGCTGTGCGCTGGCTTTTCGGAATCCGTCGATACGGGATGCCTGCGCATTCAGCTCGCGGAGGCTTTTCTGCGAGGTGCGGATATCACCGGACAGGGATTTGCTGGCGTTCTGAATGGCTTTGAGCGGTCGGCTTGCCCGGTCGACGGCATTCAGCAGCACCTCGATTCTGACGTTATTGCTCATGATGGTTTCCGCTTCGTTGCAGCGCCTTGTCGCGCCATGTCAGGAGCTCGGTCACACTCAGGGAATGTAACTCTGATGGCGGCCAGTGGAAAATCACCGCGATATCCGCCATCAGGTCATCGACCGACAGGTTTTTCGGAAAGGTCAGCGACCCGAAGCAGGCGACAAAAAACCGACCACCTTCCCGGCCAGCGAAATCAGATCAGACGCATCGAGACGCGTGACCTCGTGCTCAGTCAGGGCGGGATACGTCATGCGCGGCAGCACTTTAATCAGCGCATCAACGTCGGAATTCGCCAGCGAGGCCAGCGACACCCCGCGCAGGGTTCCGGCATTCGGTTTGGTCAGCGTGACCTGTTCAATTTTCTGCTCACCGCGCATCAACGGGGTATCAAAAATCACCACATTCGGATTGACGGTTTCAGTGTCAGCAACGGCAGTTTCATTGATATTTTTCATGGGTATTCTCATCAGGAAAAGTGACCGGCCAGCCTCACTGACCGGGTAAGGGATTACAGGCCAATCGCCCGGCGGTGCTCCGCCAGACGGTCGACGCCGTCGACTTTCAGCACCATGTTAACGACGTCAATCTCGATGACTTCGCGGCCATCAATCGTGAGCTGGTAATAGGCGCACTCGGTCGACATTTTGGTCGTGCCACTTTCGCCCTGCTTATTCTCACCGCCGTCATATTCTTTGTGACGGCCACGCATCACCACCTCGACGGCAGAAATCGCGCCGGTGTCATCACGCTGGAAAGAGCCTGTAAAGCGCAGCGGCACACTGTCAGCGCCCGGCGAGGCATACTGCGCCCACAGCTCAACGTCAGGCAGACCGCCGAGCGTCCATTCCAGCGACAGCGCGTCGTCATCGAGGCCGAGGTCAATTGATACCGCGCCCGGCATCCCGCCGCCGCGATATTTCTCCAGCTTGCGGGTCAGCTTTGGCAGGGTGACGGCCTCAACGACGCCCATGTAGCTGAGGCCATCGTTGAACATGTTCAGATATTTAAGTTTGCGGGGTAACGCCATGCTCTGAGCTCCTTAGCTGTTGACCGAGTCCGACAGATTCGCCAGATAGGTATCGGTGATGCGCTGGCGCAGGGTCAGGTTCTCCAGCGGCGGGACGGGGGTGTAGTCGTAATCGATATACAGTTTCCCGACTTTCAGGGTCGCAGTCTCGTTTGACTCCGGGTCATACCAGCAGGAGCCGTCAACGATATACCCGTTATTTTTCAGCTCGCGGAATTTGGCATTCATGCCCGACACGATGTCGCGAATCAGGGTCGGGGTGATGGGCTTATCCATCGCCCACGCGTGCGCCTCCGCCATCGTGTCGGCCAGTACCTGCGCGGTGCGGGTGTAGTTCTCATACAGGAAAAGCGGGTCATCTGAGCAGGTGCGGTTTCCCCAAAACTTGAAACCGTCATTGCGGATAAGCGTCGTAACACCGGCTTTGTTAAGCAGGTTGGCGTCGGTCGCGGGCTCCTGCAAATCCCACGACACCGAGGCGCTGACGCCGGTGACGCCATTCACGCCGACGTTTGACAGGGTTTTATGCCAGCCGACGGTCTGGTCAATTTTGGCACGCAGGCCGAGCGCGCGCGCCGTTGCCCAGGCTGTCGCAGTCTCATTCGCCGTGGTGTCCCATCCCAGAAAATCCGGGAAGATAACCATCAGCTCACGCTGGCTGAAATTCTCGCGGTAGTTGATGGCATCAGAAATGGTTTTGCAGCCCCACGCACTGACATAGCCAAACGCGCGCAGGCTCTGGCAGGTGGACGCGAGCGCCGTTGCCACTTCCTGCGGGTCAAGACCCGGCACACCGAGAATGCGCGGCTTCACGCCGGTGACGGTCTGCGCCGCCAGCAGCGCTTTCAGGCCGGTGTATTTGCCGTTTTCGTCGGTCGTGCCGATGATGTTGGAAATGGTTTGTTTCTTCCCGGCCTCCGGGTCATCCGGGTCTTCGACACCTTCGGCCACGCGCACGGCCACAATGACCGGTTTGCACTGGTCAGCGATGGCCTGCAGGGACGTCGACAGCGTCCCCTTTTTTCCCGCCTTGCCGATAGCACTTTGCACGTTGGTAATGAGCACCGGCTCATTGAGGGGAAATGTCTTTTCGTCAGCATCGCTGGCCGTGCAGACCATGCCGATGATGGCCGTTGAGACGGTGGAAATGGTGCGCACGCCATCGTTAATCTCGATGACCTCTACGCCATGATGAAAATCACTCATCCGTTTAACTCCGTGGTTAAGGGTGCGTGTATTTTCTGTTGTGTGGTGATGGCGGGCTATTTGTCAGGGTTGGATAAGGTCTGGCACAACCGGGGAGCAGGAAAGCGCGGGCAACCGCCCGCCTGAATTACACTGGTTATGCGGGCAGTTCCGGCCATGTGATATCGGGGGCATCTTCGGGTTTGACTCTGTTGAGCATGACCCGATATTTTTTCCATTCATTAAGCGCGGTCGCTTCGTCTTCCGTTGCCATATCCAGATCAACGGCATCCTGCAGGGGGGCAATAGCCGATGTTGCAATCATCAGCAGGTTTGCTTTTTCCTGCGCCGCCTGCCCCTGACGAAATATTTTTTCCGCTTCGGCATCGTGGATCCACTTAGCGCCATCCCATTTTACATACTCCCCGTCAGGAGCAACCGACACAACGTTATCAGGCAGAGCGCCAAGTTTTTCAATAACAGCGGGCTTACCGGTGCTGATGTCATAGACGGTTGTCCCGCGGTGGTCCTCCACCCGCGACCATTTATTAGCCTGAGCATCGAAAACAGCCACAAAACCTGCCGTCACTTTTGGGGGCGCGATATCGGTACTGTAAGCAGGCAAGCCCGTATTAGCAGGGATAAACCCATCAGATTTCCCAATAAATTCATTTGTATCTGAACGAAGGTTATAAAGAATAATTGTCCGGTTTTCTCCGGTCATTTCAAAAGCCATTATGCAAGCCTCACAATGTAGTTAAACGCAATATTTTTAACGGTGTTTTCTGTATTCCCGGTTGCATGAACGGTCGCTGTATGTCCGTGATACCCCATAACCACATAATGGTTATGCTCACCGATACCAACCCAGTGATCATGGGGACCAATCCACGTCACATGTGCATGATTACCACTCCCCTCAATGCGATCCCCGGCTGACCACGAAATATTCGACGAGTGCATCCCCAGCCCTGAGCCAGGAGTATCCCGGTATGCAGACGTAGCACAATAACGAAAGTTATGTACGTGCCATCCCCCCTCAGTGGAGGACTTATTGCCGTAGTCAAAACTGGTTGTTGGTTTTGAACCATAATCAAAAGAGCTGGTATATTTCGTTCCCAAATCGGTATCGGAAATACTGGCTGTGTGAGCGTGCGATTTAATACCGTCCTGTTCATACGAGAGTACCGCTCGTCCGTCCGGCTTGCCCTTTATCGTCTGACCACGCATATCCGGGATAACACCAGAGGGATACGCTACAGCAAGCAATGGATATGCAGATTTATCAAATGACTGCCCCTGCATTAAGGCGTGAGCGGGTGGAACGGTATCGGATGGCCACGGAATCGGCGCGCCGACAGGAAAAGCATCATCGGGTGTCCACGTCGTCCATGGCTGCGTGGAATATTTGCTCCGCGAATAACTTCGCGAACCGCTGTACACTCGATAAACTTGGGTTATCCCTGCGCTTCTTAAAACCATCAAGGAACCGGCGTTATTTTCCGGGTAATGCAGAGCAGCACTGGTATTGGCATTTGCGGGCTGAAAATACAGACCCGGCGTCTGGTAATTATCCAGATCCTGACCCGGACCAATTTCAACACACTGACCGTCAAAAATATCCTGTGAGGTGACACTGATATCACCGGCCAGCGAATGTCCGTTAACTTTTCGCTCAGACGGGACGCGACCATTCGCATTATCATTCGCCGCCTTAACCGCTTTCGGCGTTGCGGCGTGCGCCTCAGACACGCTGTCGGTGGCGCTGCTGAGCTGCACCAGACCTTTCTGCGCCGTGCTCGCGTCCTGAGCCGTATATTTACCACTGGCAAGGTCATACGCCACCTTAACCGCTTTCGGCGTCGCGGCGAGCGTCTCAGACGTGCTGTCGGTCGCGCTGCTGAGCTGCACAAAACCTTTTTCTTTCAGCGTGGCGTCAGGATGCCTGCGGGACTGCTCATGCTCGGCCAGTTTGTCGTCGACATAATCCTGCGTCGCCATCACCGTTGTCGCGTCAATGGACAGCTCCACTGAGGCAATACTGCTGACGATAATCACCATGCGACAGGTCTGCGCACGCCCCGAGCCCTCCGCCAGCTCCGGCTTGTAGCTCTCCGCCATATTGGCAACGGCAATCAGCGTGCCTGCGTCATCATACAGACCCAGCTCACGCATCCAGAAGCCGCCCACCTCGGGAGGAATGACCAGCTCAGCCACGATATAGTTTTTATTTTTGTTGTCCTGGCTGATTTTATTCAGCGCATGACGCCAGACTTCATTGATGAGTTTTACCTGCCCGGCGTTCGGCTCCGACAGCACACCGCCGCCATCCCCGACGGCCATCGCGGTAAGGTTCACTTTTTTACCACCCGGCATCGTGGCCGCCGCCAGTTTTGCAGCTCCGGCGGTGGTAATAATTGTTTTAAATTTCGTGCTCATTATTCCTCACTCATCCGGGATAAACCGTAATAATGTCGCCGTCATACACCACACCACCGACATACATATGACCGGGAATGTCCTGGATAATATTCAGGCCAATCAGGTGACGGCTGGCGGGCTTCGCATCCGCAATCAGGCGCTCCATTTCAAAATACATTTCCTCAGAAATACCGCTTTCCAGCACACCGATATCAAGCCGGAATGTGCCGGGCGGGTCGCTGGTCTCCCACCACTCCGTGACGTTGATGACATAGCCGAGCGGCTCCACCACCCGACGAACAGCACCGATAGTGCCTTTGTGGCAGTGAATGAAGTACGCATCACGGATGACCGCGCGCTTCGTTTCTTCCGGCCAGTTCTCATCCCAGCGGTCGACAGAAAACGCCCACGCCAGCCACGGCAGCAAACTTGCCGGGCAGGTGTCAGGACTCCACAGACGACGCAGCGGGATGGGTGTGTTTTCGATATCCGCGCAGGCACGCGCCGCCGCCACCTCAAGCGGTGACGAGCCCACCGGCAACAGACGGGTATCACTCATCCGAGCCCCCGATCACAATGCTGTAATCAGTGCAAAATGACGCCTGCGCACTGCTGAGCACGAGGTCAGCCACCGGCGCGGCCAGCTCCACACGCTGGACACCCTCGACATGCAGCGCGGCATAAATGGCAGACAGGCGAATGTCACGCCCGAGGCGGTGCTGTGCACTGATATAGCCCTCCAGCTTTTTCACGGCAGCGGCGCGAATGGGTTCACTCTCGGGACCGGGATAGAGATAAAGCGAGGCGGTTATCTGGTAGTTAACAATGTCGGCTGACTGCACCGTCACACGGTCTGCGACCGGCCTGACATCTTCGGCGTTAAGTGCGTTACGTACCACGGCGAGCAGCTCATCAGAGGCGACGCCGTTGTTTTCACGCGACAGCACAGAAATCGTCACACAGGCGGGGGACGGACTGGTTACTGAGATATCTGCGACCCGCCCGTCAGCGCTGCGGCCATGAAACTGATAAGCGCCGACAGACCCGGCCACGCTCATTCCTTCAAACGCCTGCTGAATGCGCAGACGGTAATCGGTGTCCGACTCCATAACGGCAGGTGTGGGCGGCAGTGTGGTCTCATCGGCAGGCGTGATAACAAGACGCCCGACGCTGAAATTTGCACCGATATTATCGAGGTCATTACCGGCGGCATACGCCAGCATGACCGCGCGCGCCGATTCATTCACGCGCTGACGCCAGATAACCTCCCGGTAAGCGTTCTCCTGCAGCAGCTTAACAACCGGCTCAGATTCAAGTGTCAGCGTGCGCGCGACCGCCTCCTGCTGTTCCTCCGGATACAGTGAGACAAGCGTCGCTTTTCGTTCTGCCAGAATGGTTTCATAGTCCAGCTCATCCACCACATCAGGCGCAGCGAGCAGGCTCAGGTCAACAATAGCCATAGTGTTTAACTCAGTGGAATGGTGATTAAAAAAGGCTGGCCTGACGCTGACCGCGTGCCGGTGATATCGACATACATCGCGCCGTCATTCTCCCCGCGTTCAAAGGTGATGGTCGTCAGGCTGACGCGCGGCTCCCACTTCTGGATCGCGGAATAGCACGCGGCCATAATCTGCAGGAGCAGTGCCGGGGTCTGCGGCTGGTCAACAAGTGCCGACAGCAGCGAACCGTATTCACGACGCATGACACGCGAGCCAACCGGCGTGACCAGAATGTCGCGCACGCTCTGCCTGATATGCTCAACCTCAGAAATACTGAGCCCGGTATGACTGTTCATGCCCAGATAGCTCGTTGTCATTTTGTCCCCTGCGTCCAGTTATCCCCGCCTTTAACACCACCGTGGCCGTGGTCATCCACCTGCACACCGTTTGATTTAAACGTGCCGCCGCCGTGCTCGATGTTGCCGCTCATCTTCCCGCCCTTTTGCACCTCAAGCGTGGCCGTGGTCAGTTTGTTGGTGCAGACCACCTCGGGGGTATCGAGCGTGATACGGGTGGACGCTTTGACCAGTACCAGCGGCACAGTTGCGGTAATGGCGTCCGACGCGGTGACGTCAGCGGTTTTGATACCACTCACCGTGAGTGCCCCGCTTTCGGGTTCGTACTCAATAACCGCCCCGTCAGGAAAGGAAACGTGAAAGGCATCAGGCGAGGCCGACGGCGCGGGATGGTCATCAGAGAAAATGCCGGGCAGCACAAAGGCGGTATCGAGCTCGCCGCCAATGGCAAGAATGAGCACCTGCTCACCAACCGAGGGAGCCCACCAGACGCGCGAGCGACCGGCGCGGCAGGTCAGCCAGTTTAACCAGGTGGTTTGCATGCCGCCGGTCTGGACACGGCAGAGCCCCTCATCGGGATTGACTGCAGTCACAATGCCGGTGCGGATAAGGTTTCGGATCGCGCGGGCGATATCCTGAATGGAATTTAAAGTATTCATGAGGAAAGGATGCCGCCAGACAAGGCCAGCGGCAATCTAATGACGTTTTATGAGGGATGAGACAACAATCAATGACTTAAAATTTTAATGACTATTTCCTCAAGGAACAGTTTATCGCCTTCCCTTAATCCATTAATTGTTATTTTCAACACAATAGATTCATTTCGAAAATATAGTTAACAACATGAACTCAACCAAACATTAGATTTAACAATTTAGAATATTCTTCAGCGATAGTAGGATCTATAGGTTCTTTTCGACTGGTAGCTTCCTGCGCTTCATCAAAAGTATTCACCTGTATTTTATCTAGTTCAAAATAATCTTTTGCGTACTGGCCTTTAGCACTACCCTGCACAACTTGGTAGTAAACTATCTTATTCTTGTTACTTTGCACCACAATATATTTCAAATTATCATCCCAATCATCTAAGTTAGGATGGATAAATTTATAGTTCTCAGAGCGATAATAATCACCAGATCGTTTGAAATCATCGAAATCACCATTGATAAATGATATACCCTCCCCTTTAATTCTCATATTACATCTTTTACAAGACACAGCCAAATTATTCAGCTCAAACATCTCCGTTTTGATTTTTGACTTAGGAATAACATGTTCTATATCAAGCACCATATTAAATTCATTATCAATATTTCTTGAGCAATAGCAGCAACATTCCTTTTGTTTTTGGCGTAAATAGTCTTTAATCTTTCTTTTAAGATCACCAAGCGATTTATCGCCCCAGCATTGGTGTCCTTGAGCTATAGCCAGCCTCATTAATTTAACCTCTTCAGCATCAAATGAAATATCACTCATGCTTTTCTTCCTTTTTCTTTTGCAACCTTATTCAGCAACAAATCGACACCCTGCAGGAATTTTCTTTGTGCGACATCATTGGTCATATCAACATACTTTAACAATTTTTCCTTCGCATTTGCCAATGAAATCGATCCTGATGAAAACAAATCAATAATATCTACACACCTGTTAGATAGAGCTCTATTCTTGGGTGTGAGAGTATCAAAATAATCAATATATAACTCTTCAGCGTTATCATCAAAAGCGTTTACTTCATAAAATCCATTATTTTCACGCTTGTAAATTGAAGCTTTATTTTTATCGGATAATGAATTAATAATGAGAGGTGAATGGGTCGCCACAACGATGGTACACCTATTATAACCAATCGCACCTTCTAACAGTTCAAAATATTCGTTTTGCCATTTAGGATGTAAACTATTCTCAGGCTCATCAATAAATATAAAAGAACTATCACTTACACAAAAAGCAATATGAACAAGCAAAGCTATAAAAGACAACTCACCTGAACTTGCATAAGTTAATGGAAATGACAGATCATCTTTACTTAAAAACAACTCTATACTGGATATTATGTTTGCCTTTTTTAAAAGACGTTCAAATCGTAACAATTGCAGATACGAATCAAAATCACCCTCATAAAAAACGTTATCATTATCGTTAAGCCACACCAAGGCACTGTAACCATATTCTATTTGGTGAATAGCTTTATTTATAGCCATCTTAAGGTCATCTGAAATTTCAAGATCACTATCATCAAAATAAACAGGATAGTAATCACCTGATTTATTTTTTGAGTACTTCATTGCATCTTTGAATTTCTTCCGAAACTTTACCTTAACTCCAAGCCTACTATCATATCCAATATATTTTAAAACAGAAAAGACACGGCCTATCCTATTTTGATTTTTTGTCGACAAAGTCTTTTTTATTGCTTGAGAGGGGAAATTTCTTCCTAACTTAGTGCCAATATAGTTATAGTTAAGGCTTTGAGGATGAACTTCAAACTTATCAAACAGTGTATTTGACACAGCGATGGTACTATAACCTATAGTGTGTATATCTTCCGCCAACTCATGCAACAAACGGCTTTTGCCACTCCCATTTTTGCCTACTAAGACAAAATAATCTTTTGAGGAATGTACAATTTTTTTCGCATCAAGCATGCCATTACCCTTAGCAACTTCTAAAATAACAAACTTTACATTCCTACCACCTCAGTTGGCAATACATCGACACCACTGTTTCAAGCGACCTCTACCAATTGTGGTAACCAGCCCCCACCCGCAATGATTAAAAGTGTATCGCGCCTTCCCTCTTCGCTAGCAGTGCGAGCATCAAATTTCATCGAGCTCATCCTCAAGCAGATTTAACTCAAAAATTTAATAATCCCCCCCCTGAATACAGCGTTTATCCTGCCTGCTAAACCCAAGTAACTGGCGTTCTGAATATTGCACGTCCTGAGCGTGAGGGGTGGGCCGATCTTTGAGTCCCAACTGATGAATCTGCGCAATGCGTTGTACTTTGCCTGTAAACTCCACCACAGCAGCATCATTACGGCCACTGGCTTTCATATAGCGACTTGTTCGCAGCTTCTGAAACATCGCCCGTTTAATTCGTCCTTTTTTTGCCCTGAGCGGCTGACGCTTTCTCTCCTGATATGGTGTGCCATCGGGCGCTTTTTGCTGCTTGATACGCTGCTGTTGCGATCTACGCAGTTCCTTCGCAATATCAGAGGCCAGCCTGCGCCGCGACGCTGGTGACAATGCTCCGATAAGCCCCGCAAGTTTATCGTCAAAAGGCTTAAATTCACTCATCCCATTTACTCACCAGCTCACCATTGATATAGAGCTCGGTCGGACGGGTGACAGGCTCCGGCAGGGGTGGCTCCGGGGCATAGCTGACGTGTAACGCGCCGCTTTCCTCCCGGACAAGGGTGCGCTCCGTCAGTTGCAGGCTGATACTGATATCAACATTATCCCCGTCATTTAAATCCATCTGGAATCGATAGCCCTTTTTACGCCCTTCATCGAGCGTGCAGATATCCGGCTGGTTTTCTCGCAGCCACGCCGCCACCGGCACAAAAATCAGGTCGGGGTCGCCGACAAAGTCACACACGATCACATTCAGCGTGTATTTCTTTTCATGGGACAGCGAGGCCGCGAGACGCGCATCAATACTCCCCTCATCGGCAAAGATGCGCATCATCTCGGGGTTATTCAGGAGCTGCGGGACGGCGTCATTCAGCGCTTTGCGCAGGCTTTTCATTTTCTGCATCGATTTTATCCTGACAGTCTTTGATGGTTTCGACCTTAATCGCACAGGCGGTGAGCGCGTGCTCAAGCCTGCGAATATCGGCACTCAAATCACCGTTATTGACGGGGTCGCTTCCCGGCATCGGGCAGAGGCTCACCTTCGGGCAGGCGTTGTAAACAACGGGCAGCGGAGGCGCAGCCTGTTCGGATGTGCAACCGGCGCACAGCATCAGGCAGCTTATCGCTGTACCAACGGCGTAATGTCTCGTTTTCACTCATCAGCCTCGTTATGGTTTCTTCCCGCTTAACCGCCTGCTCACCGGCAACGGCCAGATCATCGCCGAGCCTGACCTGCGCATCTTCATTCGCCCTGGCGATTCGCTGCGATACGGCAAGCTGATTTTTCAGCATGCCAATCGTCATCTTTTGCGCACTGGCGACGCGGTTCGCTTTCTCAAATGACCGGGATAAGTTCTCATTTTCATGTCGCAGCCACAGCAACCCGGCCAGCGCAGCAACCAGAAGGATCACAATGAATCTGGACACATCCCCTCCCCCTCGATGCGCTGACGGTAAGCAGTGCGCACAGTGTTAAGCACCAGAACACAAATCAGATACAGCAGCGCTGTAAACACCCATCCCGCGCCGACCAGACAGGAAAAAACGCCAGCAAAAATAAGCAGCGACCAGAAGCGACGCAGCGGGGAAGATTTACGACAAAACACAAAACGGAAAATCTTCATTACCGCATCATTCAGCGGGATACCCTTTTGCCGGCTTCCCTGCCAGTGCTCAAAGGCAGCCACACCGGCTATGCTTGCAGCAATGCAGACCAGACAGCCAAACAGCGCCCATACGGCAACGAAATTGACTACCACGCTCTGCGGGTTCGTCAGCCCCATAAACAGCATCAGTGTCAGCAGGAAATCAAAAATCAGTGAGGTAATGTGTTGTTTCATTGAGTAACTCCTTTCATGCAATACTCCAGCTCCCGCGCGCGGCGGTTCTCCAGCCCTTTGTTTTTTGTGCCGTTGACATACACCCAGCGGGTGAGCTGGTCACACGCCTGCCACCACTGGTGACGCCTGATAAACGAGACCAGCGTCGACCGGCAGGCCGCACCGGTTCCGACGTTAAACGCAAAACTGACCAGCGAATCATAGACGCGCGGTGGCATATCCACCGGCACACAGACCGCGAGCCGTTGCTCGACGTTAAGCACATCGGCAACAAGATTCTCCGCCGCCTGTCGCTCTGTGATATCCCCTTTCGGGACCACCCCGGCAGTGTGGCCGATGCCCGACGTCCACACTCCCGCGCTGCACTGGTAAGGTGTCAGGCGACATCCTTCGAGGTCGGCAATCAGTGCCAGCCCCTCGGGCGAGGTGTTAAGCAGACGAAAGTCAGGCATCAGCGCGGCCAGCGCCAGCACGGCGGCCACACTGCAGCGTTTAATGATTGAGCTCACGGGCAGCCTCCTTATCGGGTCCGAGTGAGGTCAGATAGCGGTAGGTTTTGCGCTTAAACCAGTAATTCGTCAGCGCGGTAAAAATAGCGCAGGCACTCCCCACATAGAGCGCCAGCTTTTCGGGGGACATCGCCCCGAAATACGCCAGCCCCACGGCCAGCCAGTAAGCGATAAACGTCGTGATTTTTTCCACACTCAGTCCCATAAATTCACCGTCTCGGTTTTCGGGGCGCTGTCAGTTTCGGGCAGCTCTATTGTCGTGCCGTGCGGCAGAATAACGCCCAGCTCCGACAGACCCGGATTCGCCTGCAGCACCGTTTCAACGACGCCCTCAGTGCGCCCGTAATACCGGGCGCAAATCGCATCGAGGGTGTCACCCTGCATCGCCCTGACCTTCATCAGATTTGACCGACAATACAGCGCGGCTTGTCCTGAATACGCGCCACAGACCAGCGCATATCCCGCCACAGCTCATCGATAACCGCCTCAGTGCTTTCCGCTTTACGGTCGCCTTTTGCCGTCGCATCGATGCCGCGATAGCGCTCAAACAGCGTGGCGCTGGTCATGGCGCAGACGGCGCGGAAATAGTGGAAACAGCGCACGCTTTCGCCATCGATATCATCGGCAGGCACATCAGCCAGCGTTTCATGCCCTGCGGCCATCTGCTCAACCCGCCACAGGGCAAGCTCCGCATTGGTTTCAGCCATACCGGCTTTAATCGCATCATTCAGGCGTAGCGCGGAAACGGTCTGCTCCAGACGCATCAGCTCGCGCACACGTTTCGGATCCACATCAGGGAAAAAGAAGGTGTTTTTTATTACCGGCTCGCTCACGCCTGGTGGTGGTATCACCACGCCCGGCACATCCTGCGGATCTTTTTTTGGCTCAATAATCACTGTCGTCATGACAACCTCGGGTAATGGGTGGGCGGTGGACGCCGGTCGCAGTCAGGGCAATCAATACCCGCATTGACCGGCGTGCCGCCCGGCTCGGGGAGCGCTCTGTTAACCTGCGGCTTTTGCCGCCTTCGGGGGACGCCCGCGCCGTGCCGCCGGTTTAGCGGCAGGTTTGCGCGTGCGCGGTTTATTCTGTTTTGGTGCGGGTTCTGCTTTGGGTTTCAGCGAGCGCTCGAGCTGTTCAATATCTTTTTTCACACCGACAGCCCGCTCTAACTGGATCGCACGCTGCAGGTGCGCCAGCGCGTCAGTCAGACGGCCAGCCTCACGCAGCACGTAGCCGGTAATTTTGTGCAGCTTCGCGCGCACGATATCCGGCATGTCTGCCCGTTCGGTCAGTGCGATGGTGTCGAGCAGGAGTTGCAGCCCGACAGGCTGTTTCGCATCGAGCAGGCGCTGCGCTGACAGGGCGACTTCTTCGGCCAGTAAATACGGCGTGGTGCGGCGGTGGCCGCCGGTCGGCATGGTCAGGCCATAGGTCATCGCATAGCGGGCAATCTCCAGCGCACCGGCGATATCATCCGCATCGAGACGCCACAGCATGACGGTCATGACAATGTCATCCTGCGCCCCTTTTCCGGCGCTGAGGACACCCGACACCCACGGCAGATAGAACGGCAACAGCTCACGCTTTTTGTCTGCCTTGCGTTCATTGGAGCGGATTTGTTTTAACGTGCGACAGTCTGCGGCCAGCTTGACGAGCATCTGCTCATAGGCAGTTGCATTGCGCAGCGGAGCAGCAGCCCGCCGCGCAGTCTCATAGGCCGAGACCCGCATCATGTGACGCGCTGCGGGACTCGTCATGGCTTATTCCCCGCTTTCCGGTGCGGCAGGTGCAGTGAAGTCACCGAGGTTGATGTTTTCAATCAGGCAACCGGCGGCGTAAGCCTCGACCACATAGTCAATATTCATCGACTCGTAGTTTTCGACACGATCCTTTTTCGGCTCCTCGATAATGGCGCGGCGGTGTGCATCATCCATGAAGTAAATCGACAGGTTATCGAGGCGCGTAACCATCAGGGCATTCGCCGGGAAATACGGCACGCGCACAGCAGGAAGGTTACCGATACGCTTCTGGCTGATGATGATGTCAGCGGCCAGCGTTTCGCTGTTTTCCTGCGCCTTGTTAACCAGCGGAAAATATTTATCCGCCATCAGCTTACGGCCAGTGATAACGACGAGCTCCGGGTCATCCTGATAAATCTCATCAATCAGGTTGGTGGTCGCATCCATCACCAGCGCATCGAGGTTTTCATAGTCACCGTTTTTACCCACGCGGATCACATCGGAAATGACCTTGCCGTCATCATCGGTGACGTTGGACATCACGCGCGCGGCAGCTTCATTGCGGTATTTCTGCAGCCAGCCCACCGCGACATCCTGCAGCATCGGATTCGTTTTGCGGTTGGAGGTCTCCGCGCGGGTGATACCGTTGAAACCGGCCATGATGAAATCGAGTGACTGACGCTTGATAATCGCGTCACGGATACGGGTCTGAAAGTCCTGGAAACGCGCCCACAGGTCGAGCTGTTTGTAACGGATATGGAAATCAAAGTTGATTTGCGCGCATTCGTATTTGTTGGATTCGAGCGCAGTGAAATCAGCAGTCTTACGCTCGTCATCGGCGGCGGTGTCCGTGGTGCTCGCAATCGTGCCGTTGACGCCAACCCCGACCTTTTCGCCTTTCAGCTCGTCGACCGGCACGATATTGATTTTGGTCAGAAACGCGGATGACGCCTGCAGGGTGGTCATCAGGGTCTGCGTCACGGATGGCTCAACGGTGAATTTTTTCGCCACGTCGTCGGTGTCGACGCCGTTCAGCTCCGCCACGCGGGACAGGTAAGCATTAAATTTAAAGCGGGTATCTTTACGCATTGTTATTCCTGTTTTTCTAAAAAGGGGCATCAGGCCGGGTGACACACACCCGGCAGGTCTGTCAGCAGTTGGTCAGCAGCTCGTCACCCGTCCCGCCTTTCGATTTCTCGCGGCGCGGCTGGCGATAGCTTTCGGTGTTATCGAGGGAGCTTTTCAGGGCGTTAAGCGCCTGCGCGCTTTGCGTGGTCTGGCTGGTCACGTCCTGCTTTAGCTGTGCAAAGGCGGTTTCCAGCTCAGTGACGCGCGTTTCGGAGGCGGTCAGGTTGGTCTGTACCTGCTCAGAAACGGCGGTCACCGCCTCATGCACATCTGCAAGACGGGCGTCATCGCTGACCTGTTTGCGGCTGAAAATCGATTTGACCTTGTCGGTCAGGCTGTTGAGCACAGTGTCGGGGACGTCTTCAAATTCCAGCTCTGCCAGCGTGGCAACGGAAAACAGATCGTCAGGATGGGCTTTTTTACCGGCGAGCGGGTTTTGCGTGGCGCGGCTGCAGAATTCGAGGTATTCGGTGCCGAGGCTTGCCGGGTCATCGGTGACGGCCAGACCGACGAGATAGCACTTGCCGCTGTTGGCGAAGTTCGGGCGAATCTCCATCGAGGTGTAAACCTTCTGCCCGGCTTTCACCATGCTGACCAGCTCGTCGAGCGGCGCGATTTTGCCAAACAGCGCTTTTTTGCCGTTCAGTGCCGAGTCATCGCTGATGACTTCCGCTTTGACTTCGGTCACGTCACCATAACGTTTGAGCACGCTGTCAGGCAGAATGCCGCGCAGGTGTTCGAGGTTGATGCGACAGCCATAGACGCGCGGGTCGAAGGTGTCCGCCATGTCCTGAATATCTTCGCCGTTAATCACGCGGCCATCGCAGGTGTCACCCTCGACGCCGATGCGAAACCATTTAGAAACTTTCTTTGCCATTGTTCAGGTGTCCTGATGTTGGGTTTTCGGTTCGGGTGTAGTTTCCCGACTCCGCCCCGCATCAGCCACCGCTTGCAGACGTGTACCCCCTGACACAACAGGGGGTTAGCGATAATGCCCGGCTATTTCCTTAGCCTTGCCCCGTATTCACTGACACGAGGCAACCATGACCATTTCGACTGACCTCTCCCTTTTGCACGACCCGCGACGACAGGCGCGCCTTCTGTTCTGGCAGGGGTTTTCCGTGCCACAAATCGCCGACACGCTGCAGGTCAAGCGCCCGACCGTGCAGAGCTGGAAACAGCGTGACGGGTGGGAGGAAACCGCCCCGCTTAACCGCGTGGAATCCACGCTTGAAGCGCGCCTGATTCAGCTTTATGCAAAGCCTGACCTCACGCCGCACGACTTCAAAGTCGCTGACTTTCTGTCACGCCAGATGGAACGGCTCGCGCGTGTCAGCCGCTACGGCCAGACGGGAAACGAGGCGGATTTAAATCCCAACATTGCCAGCCGCAACAAAGGCGATCGCCGCAAGCCAAAACGTAACTTTTTCAGCGAAGAGGCTATCGAAAAACTCGAAGAGATTTTCTTTACTCAGTCATTCGAATATCAGCGCCACTGGCACAAAGCCGGTGTCGAGCACCGTATTCGCCACATCCTCAAATCGCGCCAGATTGGCGCCACGTTTTACTTTGCCCGCGAGTCACTGCTGCGCGCCCTGAAAACCGGACAAAACCAGATATTTTTGTCGGCCAGTAAGACGCAGGCTTATGTGTTCCGAAAGTACATCATCGCCTTTGCGCGCATGGTCGAGGTTGACCTGTCAGGCGACCCGATTGTCATCGGCAACAATGGCGCAGAGCTGATTTTTCTCGGGACCAATTCCAACACGGCGCAGAGTCATAACGGCGACCTGTATGTCGATGAAATCTTCTGGATCCCCAACTTTCAGAGACTGCGTAAAGTCGCCTCGGGGATGGCGTCGCAGTCCCACCTGCGCACCACCTACTTTTCAACACCCTCGACGCTGGCACATGGCGCATATCCGTTCTGGTCAGGTGAGCTGTTTAACCGGGGACGCAGCAGCGCCGCCGAGCGTGTCGACATCGATATCAGTCATAAGGCGCTGGCCGGGGGCATGCTGTGCCCGGACGGTCAGTGGCGGCAGATTGTCACCATCGAGGATGCGCTCGCCGGGGGATGCACGTTGTTTAATCTGGATCAACTGAAACAGGAAAACAGCGCTGATGATTTCCGCAACCTCTTCATGTGCGAGTTTGTCGACGACAAGGCGTCGGTATTCCCGTTCGAGGAGCTGCAGCGCTGCATGGTCGATGCGATGGAAGAATGGGAGGACTTCGAGCCATTTTCTGACCGTCCGTTTAACTGGCGTCCGGTGTGGATTGGCTATGACCCGTCACACACCGGCGACAGCGCAGGCTGTGCGGTACTGGCTCCGCCACTGGTTGCCGGGGGCAAGTTCCGCATCCTTGAGCGTCACCAGTGGAAAGGCATGGATTTTGCGACGCAGGCCGAGGCCATCCGCGAGCTGACCGAAAAATACTGCGTCGAGTATATCGGCATCGATGCGACCGGTATCGGCCAGGGTGTTTACCAGCTCGTGCGCTCGTTCTTCCCTGCTGCGCGCGCCATTCGCTACACACCGGAAATGAAAACCGCGATGGTGCTGAAAGCGAAAGACACCATCAGACGCGGGTGTCTGGAATACGACGCCGGGGCAACTGACATCACACAGTCATTTATGGCTATCCGAAAAACCATGACCAGCAGCGGGCGCAGCTCCACCTATGAGGCCAGCCGCAGTGAAGAGGCCAGCCACGCGGATATCGCATGGGCCACCATGCACGCCCTGTTAAACGAGCCGCTTTCCGCCGGTAGCGGTATGCATTCAACGTCAATTCTGGATATTAACTGACATGAAAAAACAACAGAAGAACCCCGCCACAACGACTGCCAGCGCACCACAAAAAATGGAGGCGTTCACCTTTGGCGAGCCCTCCGCCGTTCTGGATCGCCGCGATATCCTCGATTATGTCGAGTGCATCAATAACGGTAAGTGGTACGAGCCGCCGGTCAACTTCTCAGGTCTGGCAAAAAGCCTGCGCGCCGCCGTGCATCACAGCTCGCCGATTTACGTGAAACGAAATATTCTGACGAGCACCTACATCCCGCACCCGCTCCTGTCGCGTCAGGATTTCAGCCGCCTTGTGCTGGATTATCTGGTCTTTGCCAACGGCTATCTTGAGAAACGCATGAGCGTTACCGGCCAGCTTTTAAAACTGGAAACATCACCGGCTAAATATACCCGCCGGGGTGTCGAGGATGGCGTTTACTGGTACATATCGAGCTTTAACAACCCGCACCCGTTCGCACCCGGCTCGGTGTTTCACCTGCTGGAGCCTGATATCAATCAGGAGCTTTACGGCATGCCGGAATACCTGAGCGCACTCAATTCAGCCTGGCTGAATGAATCCGCCACCCTGTTTCGTCGCAAGTATTACCAGAATGGCGCGCACGCGGGTTACATCATGTACGTCACCGACGCGGCGCAGAGCAGCACCGACGTCGAGTCGCTGCGTTCTGCAATGCGTGATTCAAAGGGACTCGGGAATTTTAAAAACCTGTTTTTCTATGCGCCCAACGGGAAACCGGATGGCATCAAGATAGTGCCGCTGAGTGAGGTCGCCACGAAAGATGACTTTTTCAATATCAAAAAGGTGAGCGCTGCTGACCTGCTCGATGCGCACCGCGTACCGTTCCAGCTCATGGGCGGCAAACCGGAAAATATTGGCTCAATGGGGGATGTTGAGAAGGTGGCACGGGTGTTTGTGCGTAATGAACTCAACCCACTGCAGGAGCGCTTTAAAGAGATTAACGACTGGCTCGGGATGGAAGTGGTCCGCTTTAAAGATTACAACCTCGAGTCAGAATAACCCCGCAAAAATTGCCGCCTCCGGGCGGCTTCATCCCTGACAGCCTCAGACACACCACACGCCACGCCACGCCACGCCACGCCACGCCACGCCACGCAATCCCATCGACACATTATCACAGACCTGTAAAGCATCAGCGCCGTCACGACGCCCACAGACGCATAAAATTAAATGCTGTCACCGCCTCTGGCGCGCAGTGCTATCCCCGCCTCGCCTGCGCGCTTGATGGGGCGGTTTTGATGCAACCGCATGTTGGTTCCTCTCCTTGGCTTGCAATGCGTGAAGTCATATGTGTAATAAAATTTTTAACATGCAAATTCATGCATGCACACTGTCCTCGGGAAAAGGATTAAACATAGACAACAGGCTGCTGCGCTGCCTATAATCTCAACTACATTTTTCAAATTATTCCTCACTTATGTTCAGATATAGGTGTGCGGTAGCTACGATAAAAATAACCAAACATTAAAAATAACCATTACATTCAATAGGTTACAAAAAAAACTCCATTTCTATTACATCGGGCTCTTTAATTATGAAGTTTACCATTCATGAACAATTTTCAAGTATTGTTTGGGTTGCTGCAGTAAACCCAATGAATCTGACACCAGATTGGTTCAAACATTACGAAATTCTTTCTTCCGAAGACTGTGAACAGGCGAATGTTGCAATAAATAATAATTCAATTTGTTCCGATTATGGTTGGTTCGAAATTATTGCATCGGATAAAAAGATTCATTTTAAACTTGCTAAAGCTGGCCTTGAACAAGACTTTGTTGATATGGTCAGTTCTGTTATATCAGTTATGGGTACTGTTAAGACATATGGCTTAGGTATGAATACCAAAATCACATACAAGGTCAACAGCTTTGATGACTATCATAAAGTCGGTGATGAATTAATACCTAAAGGAAAACTCTACGAAGCCAGCAAATCTACTTTAATAGGAAATCCGGAAGTACATATTGGAATGGCACGTTGTAGAATTGCTTTCGAAAACTCCACTCACCATAAAGCAAACGATGAACCAGCACCTATCGGTGACAATAAATTCTTAGATACTATATATCTAGATATTAGCGGAATAAATGAGAAAGAAAATGGTATTGATTATGGAATACTGTTTTCTTTTAATCATCATATAGCATCAGTAAAAGAGCAAGAAATTGAATTCACAGAGCAACTACCCAGCGTGATTATAAATAATTTCATTTCAGATATTGCAAATAATCATGAAACTGCTGATAACATCATGAGGAACATATTGTCATGAGTTATGCTATAGCTCCAACATTAGATTCTTTCGCCACTGAGTTATCTAATTCATTTAATGAAGAAAACTCAAACAATCAACATGCTTTTAAAACAACAACCAACTCATATTATAGAGAGAAATCACATCGTCTTAAAGAGGGCTCTCAGAATCTCAAAAATGCGATAAGCAGTCCTAATCAAGAAGTATATGAGATAAATCAAAGTGAGAATAATAACGGTCTCACAAAAGAACTAATGAAGGACAATACTTTTTCAGAAAACTACTTCATTTCTTCATTAGAAATAGAGGAAATTGATACTATACCCGACGATATATTAACAAAACCAATAAACGACCTTATCACTAAAACCAAAAAAGAGCTAGATAAAAAAATAAGAACGCTACTTAGCCAAAAAGTGGTTTATTTTGAAAAGCATTTAGAATGTTATGGGGTTATAGATAATATATATATAGAAAACAAAATAAGATACATTGACGCTCGTATTTATGACATTAAATCGAATACGATAATGGATAATATCACATTTGAAGCAAAAGAGTTTCCAGAGAATGATCAACGAGTTTTAAGTGAAAACTCCGTATTTTATTGGCGCATAGGTAAAGATCATAAATTATTTGGGGGGCATCGTAAAGTGTCAGAATTTAGACTTCGGCGTAGAGTCATAAAACTTAGCCCTGCACAATTAAAGCAAAAACAACAAGATATAAATGAAACAATTAGTTTCTTTGAATCTATTTTTAATAAAAACACATAAGCAATAATCACCAATTAAAAGAAGTATACTTATGTCCTCAATATGTGAGACCGTTATTTTTGGAAAAGGAAATGGCGAATCTGTTCTTGTTCATTTAAAAAATAACGAGTGGTTAATAACTGATTCTTGTTTGAACAATGATAATAAACCTGCAGCCATCGATTATTTACGATCAAATGAAATAGATCCCGCAACTGCAGTCAAGCTCATTGTCATCAGTCACTTTCATGATGACCATATTGCAGGTATACTTGAAACAATAAAAACCTGTATAAACGCAAAAGTATATATTAGTGCAGCACTAACGAAAGAAGAATTTGTAAAATACATTTATGAATTTAATGATGCTGAAGTAAGCAATAAAGCAAAAGAATTTTCTGATTTATTTGCATATTTACGCGAATCGAAAATGACAAATATAGATCAAGTTGTTGTAGATAAGTGTTTATATAGAAATGGAAATATTGCAGTAGAAGCACTATCTCCATGTGATAATGATATGCAAGAATCAAGAGATGAATTCATAAACCATGCTTTTCATGCCGGACGTAGCCCTCAACAATTGCATACGTTACCAAAGGGAAAGCCAAATCATTATTGTATTGTTCTACGTATATATGATTCTTCATTAGAAACATCTCGTGATATTTTACTCGGTGCTGACTTAGAAATCAAAAAAAACCGTGGTTGGGACTCTGTCTGTCAAGCTGTATGCGCCCCTATAGGTCGAAAGGTAGGTTTATTTAAAATCCCGCATCATGGCTCCCAAACAGGTTATCACGCTAATACATGGCAAAATTTAATATCTCAAGAACCTATTGGGATTATGACCACATTTGACTCAAGTTCTTTACCTAGAGAAGATATGGTTAACATCTACAAACAACACACTAAAGAATTATATTGCACTGCTGACCCTAAACACACTATTAGCTACGCACAAAACAAGGAGGCTAGTAAGGTACTATCTAGTCTTAATGTGAAAGTCAGGTCCAAAGGAGTTATTGATAGGTTTGGCTTTGTTATAATAAAAAATCCTTTTTTAAGTCCTAGCATATTATTACAGGGTTCAGCTGTTCAACTAAAATAACAACATTAAGGCACCTTATATATTAAGGTGCCTTTTTGAAATTGTATATCAAAGTTTCTCATTTCTTATCACCTCAAACCCATTTAGGACACTCTACCCTTCATCCACCTTCATAAATCATCATATCAATTAAACAACACATGTGTTATTTTTATACTTACCTTGAATACAAATCATTAAGTTACACTTCACTTCATTTAATAAACGATTATCTAAATCGTTCACATCTTAAGCCATAAGTCAAACTGATTTATTATTTCCTGCCCCAAAACCATCAATCTTTTCTTTTGAAATTATCTTACTCTAGCTCATTCCAATAATTATAACCTTAAGCACATATTGAACTGATTTAGCTGCATAGGCTGCATAGGCTGCATAGGCNTATATCCATAAACATCTCTTGGTCTAATTTAATTATTCCACAGTTATTGACAGGACTCCGAGGCGCGGCAATGCCGCTTTTTAAAGTCAAAGGCTCAACGGCCAACAGCTTTGGAACGATGCGCCATTCGGCTGTACGGGTAACATGTACCAGCTCAGAGCCCAAGTGCGGAGCGTAGATGCCCACGACTCTCTCTATATCCTCTTCGTAGGCGTTAACCTCGTCAGTCACGTTACGAGCCACACGGACGGTCTGACTATCACGTGGTACGTTCGCCCCACCCTGCGCAGCAATATAAAGGTCAAACTCACCCTCGTCAGCTGCGGCTCTTGTAGCCTCGACACGCTCATCAAATTCATCAGCAATGCTTACGCCACGAGGTAATTTGCGCAGCTCACGATATGCACCCATCGTTGGCAATCCAATAGATTTAAATTGCGGGATACGCCACGTTGACGCCCATGCGGTTACTGCTGCTGCAGTATCAGTGAGAGGTTTACCGGTATCGTGATCGACTTGCCCATCAAGTGCATACCCGTCGATATTCTTCGCAATGTATTTTGCGATGTAACCGGCTGCACCACCTTGATTGAGGTGCTTCGCTTCAAAACGCTGTGCTGCTGCACCCTTTTCGTCGCCATCTTCCCTTAAGGCATAGCGTCGCATGATTTCAGTAATATGCTTACGTTGCTCTGGTTTGCAAAAAAGCATCATGTGCCAGTGCGGTGTTCCGTCATGATGCGGCTCTACAACGCGCATACCATAGACCTGCAAATCATTATCTTTAAAGGCTGTACGCATCAGGCTCCAGATACGGCATAAATACCGCTGACCATCCTTCGGCGTAAAAGCGGTGTCATTCCATCCGTGATTAAGTTGCACCGTCTTTTTATCGCCCTTTCCGACCTGACGTGTAGGGTGATACTTCGATGGAGTGGTGATAGTGATAAACATACCGACGTCACCCTGCCCAGCCGCATAGCGTTCAATACCTGCGATTGTGTTCATCAGTTCCATACGACGGATTTCAGGGTTTGAAATACTTCCCATGACTTTGCTGATGAGATCAATACGCTCACCGGTAACTTTGTTTTCCAGCTCGCACGATTTGAGGTATTCGAGATTAGCCAAGCGGCGAGAATGCACGTCGCGGATCGCCGTTCTGCTGGCGTATGGGGAACGGTCTTTATTCACCTCACCGGCAGCAATCAGCAATGCCTCGTGCCAGCGCATACGCTGAGCCTTAAACTGGTTAATCCACCACTCATCATTAATCAAACGAGATATAGCGGAAAATGCCTGGCGGATCGTGATTTGCCCTTTGCAGTATTTTTTCCAGAACATCGGTGTAATGTTGAATGCGCGAGCTGCACCAGCAACGTGGCCGTACAAATGCGCCTGAGCCTCATCAGTAAAAAGAGTCTCTTTACCGCCGTGAGCATCAGCCCAAGCGTCGCTAAGTTCCTCATAAGCAACATAGAGCTGCGAAGCGATACGGGCAGCAAATTTTTTGAGAGCCTTGTCACTCATACCTGCTAAACGCGAATAGCTTTCGCGCTCACTCAGGAAAAGTAGCGATGCCGTCTCGTTCATTCCGTTTAGCTGATTGACCCGCTCAAGACGCGGCCCCACCCTTTTCTCGACAGTGTTCTTGAGGAAATAGAAACCATGAAGGGGGCTTTTATTACGACGGATGAAATCATAACGCGAGTTAAACAGCGTTTTTAAGACATAAGGCAGACGATTAACTTTACCTAAAACACCTTGCACCTGACGGAATTCGCCACGTGTAAGGGGTCTGTCACGGCCAATTGCAGAACGTGGAGCATTCCAGGGATAAGCACCGACGAATGTATCATCGGTGTGCTTCGAGAAAGGAGGTGGTGGCGAAGGGGCAGTACGCCCCCGAGGTTCAGCGGCCATTCGAATTGAAGGCGTCAAGACATTGCTTCGCTACGCGCTCAATCTGAGTTTCAAGCGCCGAGAAAGAGATAGCATCTCCCGTTAAAAGGTCATGCAAAGCAAAGCCTGAAACGAGCTTAGGGATAGTTGGGTAGTAACCCACAACATCAAGCCATTCCTTACCTTCGTTTTTCCCGGAGGTAGCGATTTTCTTTTCCTGCAAAATAAATTGATAGCGGTCGCTGGTAATAACGTACTGGTTATTTATATCGATACGGATACTCATTATTACTTCCTTCTAAAGTGAATAAACCTCTCAACCGAAAATTGAGTTGTGCAATTTTTCTGATTCTTGACCTAACAACTCGATAATCTCGGTGCGGTTAAGTTCTGACTTACTGATGTGCGCGATAAGCCCGTCAAATTGAGAAGAGAAACGGGTAGCTGTGTCGCGCTGTGCTTCACTTACTGCCTGCTCCAGAAGTGCCGTAAACGCGCCCCGCTGCGCTGTTTTTTGTTTTTGCATTTGCCTATCTCCAGACAAAATGAGTCCCCACGCTGTAAGGCGTGTAATAAATCGAATCCAGATTAATTAATGTAAATACTGCTCAGGTTTTACCGAGGTTAAAATGGTCGGTGCGTACTCAAAAAGGCTAAACAGCTCTCGCAAGGCACGGAAAAGTTTGTCCCGCCAATAGCAGTCGTCCTCGTTCAATCGCCAGTGCGGCATACTGAATTCTTGATCTGTGAGCCCGGCATGACGAAAAAGAGAACGCCTTTGGCTAACAGTAAGACGGCTAATGAAAGTCGCCCTAGTAGAGCCATGCTGACGAAACCGACAAAATGCGAATCTCAGTTCATCCAACGCACAGACAAGACGCTCGCGATCTGCTTCTTCCATTTCTTCTAAGCGCATGACAGAGTGACGTTGTTTTAATTGAGCATGAAAACAAACTGTCAGTCGTTCGCGCTCCATCATTTGATTGTAAAAATCACAGGTGTCCTGCCAGCGTGGCTGAGCCAAGTACTTACCAACTAGCCCTCGAAGTGCCGCTGGCTGTTTCTGGATCACATCAAGAGTCATAACGGTCATAACCATATCCCTCTTTTTCTGACTAAACGGCAAAACGTCTCAATAACGCCAGACTTACGAGTACGAATGATGATACCCCTGCGGCCGGCCCCGTGAGTGATAGTAAAGTTAATCGGGTTAGGGCTTTCTCTCCGGAGTAGCTGGGCAATGCAACGAGGTTCATTTGTACGTTCAATATTCATTAACGTGGTTCCCCTAGACCGAGCCACATTAGCCACCCTTCTCGAATCGCTTTTGGGCGGCTCTCATACGCCATTTTCATGCCGTTGTTCCATGCAGGAAGATAAACCCAATATTCTCCAGCTCTACCAGTTGCAGACTGTGGATCGGTCATCTCAACGATGGGTAATTTGCCCTTCTCAATCATCCCCTTAACAGCTGCAGGGCTTTTACCTATCAGGCGTGCAAACTCTTGATAAGGAACTGCGTCAGTGGCGCTCTCTAATGACTTCTTCATCTGGTACACTTCTCCGTTAGCGTTTTAATTGCTCTTAATGGCTTATAATTGCCTTTAATGAGACTACTAATGTGAAATACAAACTACGATAAGCTCAAAATTACGCAATAGGAGTAATTATGTCAATAGACGTTTCAGAAAAGCTAAAGCTTATGCGGGAGTCAGAAAGACTAAACCGTAAAGAAGTCAGCGAGTTAACTGGCGTACCTTACAGCTCACTTTCAAGCTATGAGAGCCGTTCAAAAAATGCAGGTGTGGAATCCATCATGAAAATTCTCCAACACCCTCGTTTCACGAAATACACGATGTGGTTTATGACTGACCAAATAGCACCTGAAGCTGGGCAAGTTGCACCGGCTCTCGCGCACTTTGGGCAGCCGACAACAACGTCACCCCACTCAGACCAGAAAACTGGCTAACAATTTACGGCGCTTTTTTGTGCAGTAAATGCACAGTGAGTTTTTGTTATTTAAATCAGGAAATTGAAGTACGCAGTAACATCATCGGGAGGCTTTATGTCTGTTAAAAAGCTCGATGATGGTCGATATGAAGTGGACGTCAGACCTGCAGGGCGCAACGGAAAGCGCATCCGCAGGAAGTTCGATAAGAAAAGTGAAGCTATCGCTTTTGAAAAACATACACAGTACAACCATCACAACAAAGATTGGTTGGCTAAACCGACAGATAAGCGGCATCTGTCTGAATTAACAAAAGTCTGGTGGGATCTGAAGGGCAAGCATGAGACTCATGGTCGAGATTATCTAGGAAAAATTGAGTTATTCACAAGGATTACAAGTGACCCATGTGCATTTCAGATTACTAAATCATTGATTAGCCAGTACGGCACGGTGCGCCGTTCTCAGGGCATCAAACCATCGAGCATCAACCGGGATTTGACTTGCCTTAGCGGAATGTTTACCTCGTTGATAGATGCAGAGCTATTTTTCGGTGAACACCCTTTCAGAGGTCTTAAGCGACTGAAAGAGGACAAACCCGAAACTGGCTACCTCACGCAAGAGGAGATCGCTGATCTACTGTCGAAAGTCGATGGGGATAATAAGAAAATAGCGATTCTTTGTCTTAGCACCGGCGCGAGATGGAGTGAGGCTGCAAAATTGAAAGCTGAAAACATCATCCAAAATCGCGTCACGTTCGTTAAGACAAAAACCAACAAACCGCGAACAGTTCCGATATCCGAGGAGCTGGCAACAATGATCACATCAGGAAAGCGTGGCTATCTGTTCACGAACGCTAACTATCCTGCATTCAGACGATTAATGAAGGAGTTGAAACCGGACTTGCCACCGGGTCAGGCTACGCACGCATTGCGTCACAGCTTTGCCACTCACTTTATGATTAACGGAGGCAGCATTATCACGCTTCAACGGATACTCGGGCACTCACGAATTGAGCAGACAATGACCTATGCACATTTCGCCCCTGAGTACCTGCAGGACGCGGTAACGCTTAATCCTTTACGCGGTGGCACTGATGCTCTGAGTGTCCACACAATGTCCACACTTGAATGA